CCAAGGATCAGTAACCAAAGTAGATCCCGCAGCAAAACTTCCAGCGAATATGATGGAACAGCATGCTGGCGCGGGTTTAGAGAAGTTAACGCAAGACGACTTATCAATGCCTTTTTTAAAGATATTGATGCCTCTTTCTCCTCAATGTAACTCAAGCGACAATAGATATATTCCAGATGCAAAACCTGGAATGATTCTAAATAGTGCCACTAAAGCGCTTTACACAGGGGAAGAAGGTATCCGAGTAGTTCCTTGTCATTATGAAAGGAAATATCTTGAATGGGCAGAACGGGGTTCTTCTGTTGGAAGACCAATTGTTCATCCTGAAGATACTCCTTTAAAAAATGAAACTACAAGAGATAAGGGTTTTAAAGATAGATTACCAAATGGTAATTATCTTGAAAGAACTTCTTATCATTTTGTAATTCTCTTAAATGGAGCACCAACCATTTCTGTTATTACTATGAAGGCTTCTCAAAATAGAGCAAGCAAAGATTGGATGGCAGAAATAAATTCATGGACGGAAAAAGGTTCGAAGGGAATGTATATTATGCCAATTTATGGCCACATTTATCGATTAACTTCTATTCCACAATCAAATGCAAAAGGAACTTGGTTTGGATGGAAAATTACTCGAGAAGGTCGTAATGAGAATGTTAATTTATTCAAAATGGCAGCCGATTTCTCGACCAAATTTAAAAAAGGAGTCATCAAAACAGATATTTCTGCGGAAGAAGACTCTATTAAAAAAGCGACCTCTTTTTAAGTTTTGCTGGTCGGCAAAAATAGGGGCGATCTAACCTAGCGGTGAAATCGCCCCGTTAGAAATAGATAATTATGGATATACAGAAATTTATAAATATATTTCAAGGCCTGGAGACAGCCTATGGACAATATGTTTGTAAAAACGGTAAAACAAATAATGGAAAAGTAAAAGGAACAGCATTCATTAAAAAAGATCTAGTAACAACAGAATTATGGAAAAATCATTTAGAAGGTAAAGAACCTGCATTAGGTATTATTCCCATTAATGCAGACAGTAAATGTAAATGGGGATGCATAGACATCGATCAATATAATTTTAATCACAAAACATTTCTGCAACGGATCAGGAAAAAAAATATTCCTTTTATAGTATGTCGCTCTAAAAGCGGAGGAGCTCATGTATTTTTATTTACCTCTGATTTTATTGAAGCAGAAGATATGCAAGCTAAACTTAAAGAATTAGCAGCAGCTTTAGGTTTTGCTGAATGTGAAATTTTTCCTAAACAAACTAAAATTTTAGTAGATAGAGGAGATACAGGTAATTTTTTAAATCTTCCTTATCATCATGGTGAAAAAACTACACGTTATGCGTTAAAAGATGATGGATCCGCAGCATCTCTTGAAGAATTTTTTAACATGTATGATCAATATGTTATTAAACCCGACCAGTTTAGTAAGATCAAAATCAAATATGAAACATCAGCAATTGTAGAAGGACCTCCATGTTTAGAAGTCTTATGTTCAGATGGTTTCCCTGAAGGTTCTCGAAATAATGGTCTTTATAATCTCGGAGTTTACTTAAAAAAATCTCATCCTGATGTATGGAAAAAACAATTAGGAATTTATAATTCTAAATATATGACTCCTCCTTTAGATCCTGAAGAAGTTATCACTGTAGTAAAATCATTAGGTAAAAAAGATTATAATTATACTTGTAAAGATCAGCCTATTTGCATTCATTGTGATTCAGTAACATGTCAAACTAGAGAATTTGGAATTGGAGAGGGCTCTTCTATGCCGGAACTTAATAGTTTACGAAAACTCAAATGTGTTCCTCCTATTTGGTTTTTAAATGTAAATGGAAAACCAATAGAACTGGACACAGAAGAACTACAAAAGCAAGAAAAATTTCAGAAAGCATGTATGGAACAAATAAATTTAGTTGTGCCAAGTGTTACTAAGTTTATATGGACCAAGATATTAAAAAAACTTTATAAAAATTTAGAAGAAATTGAAGCGCCTGAAAGTTTATCCCTTAAAGAACAATTACGAGGATACCTGGAAGATTTTTGTACCAATAGAGCTATGGGAAGAGTGAAAGAAGATTTAAATAGAGGCGTTCCTTGGACTGATGAAGGAGAAACGTTTTTTAGATATAAAGATTTTTGGAAATTTTTAGAGCGTGCCAAATGGAAGGCATTAGAACACAATAAAACAGCTCATCGTTTAAAAGAATATTTTGAAGTCGAAGAAAAAAGACTTCGAATATACGGCATGAACGTTAGAGTTATGGCAGTTAAAGCATTTGAACGCCCTAAAAATGCCGATGAATCTCTACCTAAACTAAAAGAAAGGAGTTTTTAATGGAAAGAGAAATTATTTTTGGGCCTCCAGGAACTGGAAAAACCCAAACATTACTACAAAAAGTTGCAGACTCACTGCAGAAAGGAGTAAAGCCCGAGAGGATAGGATATGTGTCCTTTAGTAAGAAAGCTAATGTTGAAGCTCTTAGTAGAGCACAGAAGATTGAGGGATTTGATCTAACTGAAAAAGATCTACCCAATTTCCGAACCCTACACTCTTTAGCATTTAGACTATTAGGTATTGATCCTAATACACAACTTATGAAAACTGCGGACTATCAAGAATTTGCAGATTGGATAGGTATTGTAAATTTTAATACTGAAAATGCTCTTGATGAAACAGGGATGGTCATATCTAAAAATGAATATCTTAATTGCATTAATATAGGACGCTATAGAGGTATTCCCTTAAGAGAACAATACGATAAAAATGAACATCGTGGAAGTTTGGACTGGTTAAAACTGGAAAAAATTTCCAAAGGGTTGCCTGTTTGGAAAAAAGAGCATCATAAATATGATTTTACAGATGTTATTGAACTAGTTGTTGAAAAACAAATTTCTCCTCAACTGGATGTGTTGTTTGTAGATGAGGCTCAGGATTTGAACTGGCTTCAATGGCAGATGGTACATTTGTTAGAAAAGAATGCTAAAAGATCTCACATTGCAGGAGATGATGATCAGGCTATCTACACTTTTCAAGGTGCTGATGTAGAACATTTTTTAGGATTAAAGGGAGAAAAAACAATTCTTTCTCAGTCTTATAGGGTACCGGCTAAAATTAAAAAATTAGCTGATCTTATATCAAGTCGTATCTCAAAAAGACAACCTAAAATCTGGAAACCTAGACCAGGAGAAGGAGAAGTTAATTGGATCAATAACATTCGTGCCATTGATTTTAAAAAAGGAAAAATGTTAGTCTTATCCAGCGCTAATTATATGTTAGAGCCGGTTAAAGATTATTTAGAATCTTGGGGCTATCCTTACCAAACTACGGGTAGTAGAGGAGTATCAGAAATATTTATTACTACTTTACTAGAATGGGAACAATGGAGATCGGGAGCACGATTACCATTTGAATCTGTCAAAAGAATTTACAGTACTTTAAGCGTTAAAAAGCGTCAAATTCGCAGAGGATTCAAAAAATGTAAAACAATGATGCCCGATCGAAGTTATACCATGGCTGAATGTAAAGAAGATCATGGTCTTCTAGAAGATCAGATTTGGTCTAAGGCTTTAAACTGTAATACAAGGACCATTAATTATATACAGGCAATGCAAAGAAATGAGGAAGACTTAACTAAACCTCCTAGAATTACATTGTCAACCATTCATGGCGCTAAAGGAGGAGAGTCCAATAAAGTGGCATTGATGCCCGATCTTTCTTGGGCTGCTATGAGGTCTTACGAGCGTAATCCAAATAATGTCCACCGACAATTTTATGTGGGAATTACTAGAGCTAAAGAAACTTTGTATATATTGCAACCAGAACAAGATAATTTTTATAGAATCGTTCCGGAAATGAGTCCAGAGTAATATGACAAAGAACGTTTATAAACGTCAGATCGGTGGGGATCACTATCAATCAATGGTGATCCAACCCTCTGAATTTATTAATAAAAATAACATTCCCTTTGCTGAAGGAAATGCCATTAAATATTTATGTAGGCATAAGCAAAAGGGACAAAAAAAAGATTTGGAAAAAGCTATTCATTATTGCGAAATGGCAATTGAAAGGGATTATCCAGATGAACCTCAATTGAAAGGATATAATTAAATGCCAACATTTGTTGCACCAACAGAATGGGTAGAACCATCTGAGTTTCCTGAATTTAAAGATGCTCAAGAAATAGCAATCGATTTAGAAACTAAAGATATTAATTTAATATCACGTGGACCTGGATCCGCTATCGGCGATGGTTTTATCGCAGGTATTTCCGTCGCAGTCGATGGATGGAAAGGTTATTATCCTATCGCTCATGAAGGCGGTGGAAACATGGACAGAAGTAAAGTATTGAACTGGTTTACTGCTCTCCTAAAGAATGATGCTACTAAAATTTTTCACAATGCTCTTTATGATGTTTGTTGGATCAGGCAGACTCTTCCTAAGGTACGTATCAATGGAAAAATAGTTGATACCATGATTGCGGCCGGGCTC